CACCCAACAAGCGTGTTAAAGCAGATGCCGGCCAAAAGTTGGCTACTGGATTATTTACATTATATGCAACCAAATTACCCCTAGTTGAGGCTGTGGTAGATGCATACAATCTAGGCCTCTCGAAATACTTCTTCAAATTCTGATACTCATCAATAACATCTTGGGCTAATCCCACATCAGTATTGTTACTAACTTCTACCGTATTAACGGCCTCTACAGGGAAATGGGCCAAACCAGTGGTTGTGGTACCATCAAGAGCAAGACTTTTTACAACGGTCTCGCTAGCGTTGTCACGTTGATCAATAGTGGGACTAAATACAAGTGGCTTTATCCCAAAGGCCACCTTGGGAGCTCCTTCTCTGGTCCAACCTGAGTAGTACCATAGAAATGGAGGGTGAATAGTGGGTTCCTGACCTATCACATATGGGGGAGCTCCACATATGTACAAATGTGATAGCGTATATAGCCCTAAAACCAGAAGTCAGAACGAGAAGCAGTTTCCTTTCTAAAACCACACCGATCCGTGTACATGGGCTCAAAACCTAAGTCACGCATCAGATTAAAGATTTTTGGTGCATACTCATCCCAAATCTCTGGAGCATGGATGCACAATTCACCAAGTGTGCCATCCAGCTTACTCTGCAACTCAGACAGTTGCGCCCTATTGTTCTTATAGAAGTAAGACGTATAAAGGCAACTACCCAACTGCAAAGGTGCAGCCCAACCATTGAAAGTGCCATCTTCATCGCGCTCAAAAGAACGCTTGAGGAAAGTGCACTCCTCAATGGGTTTGTGAGGTCTCAAAGCCTCACCCTTGATACCACTTGTGTAATCAAGGTTAAATATATCCTTCATCGCACTGGCTACCGTGACCTGATTGAAGACATCGGCCACGGAGTCAGAAACTCCAGATAAATTGTCATCACCAAAAGTGGCGGGGCGGAAAACATCCCACATCTCACGAAACTCCACCACACCATTGGTGATATGTTGAAAGCATGAGGAGAGTGTAATCAAAGCATACCACGAATTGACAATGGTTGTCAAAGGGTGTCCACTGGGTAAAGACTTACACCACTGGATGACATAGCAGTTGGAACCCCCCACTCCACACAAGTGGCGCGAGTTAACCAAATCCAACCAAAGCACGCTACGAATACGTGCATTCTCCTCTCCGTCATCATACCAGCGATTTATAAAGTCCAAAATCTCCCAATGCACGTAGGGCTGTTCACTCGCGTCAAAGCGCTTGAAATCTCCGTCAAAGAACTTGGTGCGTGTCTTATCACCACCTTTAAGGTGAGATACAAGATACCACCAATCGTGATATGGGTTGATGCCTGGGCAAACGCCTGTCGCTGTATGATGCCGAAAGTTTGCAGCTATGAAAGCTCCAAACATGATACGACAC